AACTGCCGCCCCCACATCCCAAAAGCTGCTCAGTTTCGTTTCCTGGTGGAGTTTGTGCGGAAGCGGAAGCGATACAATAAATGGATGAAGAGTGAACCTGTAGATACAGACGTTAAGTTGATTGCTGACTACTATGGTTTTAATCTCAAACGGGCCCGGGGCGCATTGCCACTCCACACACCCGAACAACTTCAACAGATGAGGCAGAGTATGCGGAAAGGAGGCAAGAGCAATGATTAAAGTCCTGTGTGTCCCCGACTCAGTATCGGATAATGATATCTACGGAATGATACAAGAGCTCTGTGGGAAACGGGTGATGGATGTTCGGCATAACATTGCCAATTTACTCCTCGACAGTGATTCGTATACAGCAGAAGATATCACAACGATCATCGACAAACTCAGTAACGCCCGCGAAGAACTGCGCCGTGCAAATAAAGATCATGACTACGCGACGCAAATGGCCAATCGTCCCGAATGTCGGCTAGAAGAAGTAGAGGTAGGGAAGGTATGAAACAGATCAAAACACTTAGCCGCGACAATGTCAGGGTTCACGACTACATTCCACAGTTTCCACACTGTGATGCCCGCGTGCTCCATGCGCCAGGCGAATGTGAGTTCTGCGATCACCACCCCGACTGGCAAGCGTTGCGGATGGCGTGGGGTATTTGCTTCACGGGCTATGAACCTGAGCCTGAGAAGTCAGAACTCCCTTGCCCCGCGTGGTTTGCGCGAGGTGATAATTGCCAGAAGTGGCGAGGCAACGTTCCAGTAAAGCCTGATAGGGGATAGAGAATAAATAAGGACAACTGTTTCACTTCACCAGGTTGTCCTATATGACTGCACTTGCATCGCTTGACTATGTTCCGCTTGAGGTTCGCCTCCCACTTGCTGATGATTTCCTGAAGATCCGGGAAACGTTGTCGCGAATTGGTGTGGCTTCCCGGAAAGATAAAACGTTGTACCAAAGCTGTCACATTCTCCACAAGCAGGGACGCTACTACATCGTCCACTTCAAGGAACTCTTTGCGCTCGATGGGAAGGCGACGGATATTAACGAAAATGATCTTGAGCGCCGGAACACCATTGCCAAACTGTTGCAAGATTGGGGAATGTTGGTTATTCTGTATCCTGAGGACTACGTGAGTAGAGCCCCACTGTCACAGATCAAAGTCCTCCCCTTCAAGGAGAAGGGTGAGTGGCTGTTAGTTGCGAAGTACAATATTGGTCGAAAGAAACCTACATGATGGAGTGTTGATATGCACAAGGAAGTGAGAGTATTGAAGTTGGTGAGTGGTGAGGACATCATTAGCACTGTTCGCACACCACGTGCCGAGACAGAAAATGGCGAATGTACATACCTTGAGAAACCGCAGATCATGATCATGCAACCAGCGGGCGACGGGAAGTTGTCCTTTAGCTTCTTCCCCTTCTTCCCCTTTGCCAAGGGCGGTGACGTGGCGATTCTAACATCAGCAATTACAATTAATCAGGAACCCCACGCTGAGTTGTTGAACAACTATAACCGCGCCTATGGGTCGGGATTAGTGATTGCGGAAACGTTGCCGCCAGGTAACGGTCACGGCGGACTTCATGGCGCTCGGGCCATGTAGTTGCCGTTTCGTTGTCCAGCCGTATACATTCCATGTACACTTGAGCAAGAGACAATATGAAACAACTTGAGAAGTATGAAGTAGACGCCATGACGCTGCTCGAGAAACTCCCGCGCGACACAGTGATTATTCTTGCCAACGTGCGAGAACGGAGACTCCAAACGGTGTTGCGAGGCGATAGTATGAAAACTGTTATCGCAGAAGCTGGTGATCTTATGCAGTACATTGATCCGGACGAAATGAAGTGAACTTTTACTCCTCTGTAGTTCAGTGGGGGGACAAGCTCCTCGTCCGTGGGATTAATAACGGCAAACCGTATAAGAAGCGAGTTGCCTTCCAGCCTACCCTTTACCTCAAGACTGACAAGCCCAGCGACTTCAAAACCATGACAGGTGAGGATGTAAAGCCTGTGGTGTTTGAAGGCATTAAGGCGGCCAAAGAGTTTGTTGACCGTTACGAGGGCATGGAGAGCGTACCTATCTATGGCAACACCGGCTTCGTCTACCAATTCCTCCACGAACGGTGGCCGCAGGCAGTTGAGTTTGACCAAAACCAACTCCACATCTGTACGATTGATATCGAGACCAGTTCGGAAGAAGGCTTCCCGGAGATCACTAATCCGGTCGAGCAGGTCCTGCTTATTACCGTACAGAATCTGGCAACAAAAACAAGACTAACGTGGGGCCTCGGGAAGTTTGACCTTGATAAGGCCACGCACCTAAAGTCAAAAGAGCATATCACGTACATCGAATGTCGGAACGAGCGGGAGCTACTGGAGAAGTTTATTCGCTGGTGGGCCAGTGACTACCCCGACGTCATTACAGGCTGGAACATTCACCTGTTCGACATTCCCTACCTTGTCGCTCGGATCTATAAGGTCCTCGGGGAACAACAGGCCCAAATGTTGTCCCCGTGGGGTACGGTGCGCGAGAAGATGATTGCGGTATTTAGTGACGCAAAGGATACGCTGACTTTTGATATCCAAGGCGTCACGCAACTAGACTACTTGGATCTATTCAAGAAGTTTGCCAACCGGAAACCGGAGAACTACAAACTCGACACTGTGGCCTTTGACGTGTTGAAGCGGAACAAGCTCGAGAAGCCCTATGAGACGTTCCGCGAGTTTTATCAGAACGATTGGCAGTTGTTTACTGAATACAACATGATTGACGTTGAACTGGTGGATGAGATGGATGACGAGCTCCAACTCATTTCCCTAGCCTTAACGATTGCCTATGATGCTAAGTGTAATTTGTCCGACGTCTTCTCTCCCGTGAAGCTGTGGGATTGTTTGATTTACAACCACTTGGCGTTGAAGAACATCCAGGTACCCCAACGGGCAAGTCGGGAGCGGAGGAAGATTGTTGGTGGCTTTGTGCGAGAAATTAAGCCGCAGAAGTTTGAGTGGGTCGTGAGCTTTGATGCCACGTCTCTATACCCTTCCATCATCCTCCAGTATAATCTCTCGCCAGAAAAGCTCGTGGAGGGGTTTGCCCTCGATACCACGGTGGACGGGTTACTGGAGGGGCGGTACGACTTGTCGGTGTTGAAGGACAAGGACGTGGCAATGACGGCAAACGGGTACACGTTTAAGCGTGACAGCCAAGGGTTCTTTGCCGAGATTGTCGAACGCTTGTTTAATGAACGTGTCATGTATAAGAAGCAGATGTTAGTTCATGAGAAGAACTATGAGGCATCGAAGGATCATGGGGAGAAGAAGCTGGCAAGTAAGTTTGATAACTACCAGCAGGCCCGAAAGATTCAGTTGAACTCCCTGTTCGGAGCGATGGCAAATAACTACTTCCGCTTTTTTGACACACGAATTGCGGAAGGGATTACCATGACAGGGCAGTACATTATTCAGCGAGTGTCGGAGGACATTAATAGCTACCTGAACAAGGTGTGTAAGACCGGCGGCTACAATTATTCCTTCTACTCGGACACCGATTCATGCTACGTGTCCATGGGACCCTTAGTGGACAAGTTATACAAAGGACTTGAGCCACAGAAGATTACCACGATCCTCGACAAGATTTGTAAGGACCAGATAGGGAAGGTGTTGCTCGAGAGTGCTAATACGATCAATACCTACACGAATGGCTTTGCACAGAAGATCTATTTTAAGCGAGAAGCCATTGCTGATCATGCGATCTTCCTGGGATCCAAGCACTATGCAATGACGGTGTGGGATAATGAAGGGATTCGCTACGATAAGCCAAAGCTCAAGGTCAAGGGCTTCCAGATGGTCAAGAGCGATACACCAGCAGTGATTAAGGATGCGTTGAAGGATGCACTCATGATTTGCCTCCGCGAGACGGAGGACAAGTTACATGTGTTCATGAGCGAGTATGAGAAGAAGTTTGTCAATTTTACCCCTGAGCAAATTGCGTTCCCGAAGGGTGTGAATGGGCTGGGAAAATATCGCGACGAGTCAGCGGTGTTTATGAAGGGCACTCCCATGCACGTCCGGGCCTCGCTCATGTACAACTACCTGATGAAACAGAAGAAGCTCGACCATAAGTACCCGCTCATTAATGAAGGGGAGAAGATCAAGTTCATTTACCTCAAGGAACCGAACCATGTGGGGCAGAACGTGATCGCCTTCCTCGGGTCCTTGCCAAAAGAACTTGGACTGTCTACATACATCGACTACAAAACGATGTTTGAGAAACTCATGATCAACCCTGTTGAGAAACTGACCAACGCCCTTGGGTGGTCGGTGGAACCGCAGGCCACGTTGGAGGGACTGTTTGAATGAAAAAATTTCATGTAGGAATGCGAGTGCGTCTGGCGTGTGATAGACCCATGGTAGATCCGCGTGATTGGCAAGTGAAGTATGTCTATTTGGCAGGGTCGCTTGGCACAATTACTAACATTGGACTATCGGTGCGTGAGGGGAAACCACTTACCGCACATATTCGTGTTAGAATGGAGGCGAATCCTGAAGATATTATGGTGTTCCCGGATAGTCATGACGTTCTAGCAAACTTTGAATCGCTTGATCCCGAATTTATAGTCAATAACGAGCAAGTAAAAACAGAAATATTGGATTGTTATCCACAGCGTGACGGAGCGGTATGAGCAAAGACAAAACGACATTAATGGAGCGGATGCTAAAGGCATCCACCGTAAAGCAGACAGCACAACTAGATGAGTCAATTCTCTTCAAGGACAGCTTTGTCGCACCCACTGTTATTCCAATGTTCAATGTGGCGCTTGGCGGTAACTTTGGGGCGGGGTTGACGAGTGGGGTGACGCAGTTTGCAGGCCCCTCGAAACACTTCAAGACCTTGTTTGGCATGGTGTGTGCCAAAGCATATCTCACGAAGTTCCCTGACGCCGTCATTATGTTCTATGACTCCGAGTTTGGGGCGGGATGGAAGTATTTCGAGAGTATGGGTATTGACCGGAAGCGGGTGATTCATACACCTGTGGAGAATCTTGAGATTCTGAAGCATGACCTCGTGGCACAGTTACAGGAGATTAAGCGCGGAGACCACGTGTTTATTTTTGTGGACTCCGTTGGCAACTTAGCATCACTAAAGGAAGTTGAGGATGCTGAGAAGGGGAAGTCGGTAACGGATATGACCAGGGCTAAGGCGATGAAGAGTCTGTTCCGTATTGTCACCCCCATGTTGTCGCTCCGTGATATCCCTATGGTTGCCGTCAACCACAGCTACAAGACGCTTGAACTCTACTCGAAGGACGTGGTGAGTGGTGCC